GTGCTAAATTAGTTTTATTTGCAAACTATGTAGAAACTATCAATCCTCTAACATTGTCAGAACCTGTGTCATATCTTGACAGCTCTTTAGAAGGAAGTGGCGGCAGTGGAAGTTATATACCAGGTAGTGGTGGAACAGCATCAGATTCATTTAAAACTATTGCCGTATCTGGACAGTCAAGTGTTATCGCAGATTCGGCCACTGATACTCTAACCTTAGTCGGAGCTGGCGGAATCACTATTACTACTAATGCGACCAGCGATACTATTACATTTACCGGATCGGGATCAGATACACTAGCAACAGTAACCGCACGTGGTAGCGAAACTGACACTGCTATTGTGGTTAATAATACTGTTACTGCCGAGGGATTTGTCAGTACTGGCACAGGTACACCAACTATAGAGTCAGAAACAACTATAGACTTAGATGCCGGCGTTGCTGTTAGAGTTATAAATGGTACACTAAGATTAAAGAATTATACTTCAACTGAAAGAAACGCTTTAACACCTGCTAACGGTGACATAATTTACAATTCTACTTCAAATAAATTCCAAGGATATGCTAACGGTTCCTGGGTTGATTTGCATTAAAAATGCTGAAAAAACTGCAAAGATAAATACTCTAACGGAGAATTAAATGCCAGTATCGTTTCAACCTTTAACGTCTGACAGCGGCTTTAGAAGCCCAGGATTTCTTGTCGACGGCAGCGGTAATGCTACTGTTAGATCGATTACAGTAACTACCGGTGGTGATGATGGCGGTGGAGGTGGTTCTGCTGTTTTAACGGTTGATAATATCATCGTTGCTGGAGAAAAGCTAATCGAGGACGGTGATTCTTCAGTAAGTTTAGGCAACGGAATCACCGGAAGTTACCTAACCAAAGTTGGAGTTTTGCAATCCCTAGAGATTGAGGGAGACCTGACAGTTTCAGAAGGATCAACTCCATATCTAAGAGTACAAAACGGTAGCATTGTTTTAAATAACTTTGGTCCAACACCTGGATCAATTAACAATATTAATATTGGTGATGTAACACCGGCTACTGGTGCATTTACTAGAATTGATATCGCTGACGGTGCATTACTAGAAGTTACATTCAGAGGTGATTTTAGCCTACTAGTAGAATATGATTTTAGAGATGTAGTTCGATACGAAGATGACCTATATCTATGCATAGTACCATCTACTGGAAATTTACCAACAGATGAAAACTACTTTGAACCATATGAAGGTTCAAATTTATTAACAGTTGCTGGCGGAATAACAGGAACTGAACTAACAATAACCGGTCCTGGAAAAATTGACGCGACTGTTATTGGAACAACATCGCCTGCGAGAGCAGTTTTTACAAACGTTGAAATAGTCGACGCCCCAACACAGTCAAATCAAGCAACGCGAAAAGACTATGTTGACAACAGAGTAAGTGCGTTTGCAATCGTGTTTGGAGCATGACGGAGAATATTAGATGGCAAAAAAGAAGATAGACAATTACGTTTTTATACCAGGCATTTCAGCTAGCGATAATCTGCTACCCAATGCCTATGACTTATTAAACAGAAACGTAGAATTTATTAAAGCAGAAGCAAATGCATTTATCACAAATAGGATTATAGCAGACTCTGCTTTAACATACTATCCCAATGCTGTTGCATCATTAACTGCTAACAAAGAATTTTTAAAAGAAGAATTATCAGCTTGGATTGAAGACCAAGTAAGAAATAACGTAGAACCATTTGTCGATATACAGCCAACTGATTATAATTCAGTTAAGTGTAAGAGAGACATTGGATATTTTATCCAGGGATCTGCATATGACGTAGCTCTTGGAACAAACTATAATGCGGTATTTTTAGGCATTGCAGAATCTAATTCTGCAGACCTAACGTCTACAGTATTTGATACTATATCTGCTACAAAAACAGAAGTTGCCGCAATTACAGAAGTTGTCGCAAATGCCACAGCAGTATCAAGGTCTAATGCATTTTATGACGAAGTCTTAAACATTGCACAAAACGGTAGAGAAGTTGCTAGTGCGATCACATTTACAAATCCAACATCAGGACGATCAGCAAGCCAGATTGCCGCAAAAGATCAATTAATGGCTAACATTAATTTCATTACAGCTGAGATTAATGCGTGGGTCAATGTAAACTACCCAGATCACAATCACAATGTGGCAAAGTGTACTCGAGATGTTAAGTATGCTGTAGAATCTTTTGCCTACGATATTTTATACGGCGGCAACTCAGCAACCTACTATAATGCTAAATTTTTCTATTACAGCGGTGCGGCACAGATCACAGAAGCACACCAAGAACAAACAGTGGCCGCATATGGCAGATTAAAGACCATCGTTGAACAAATTGTTCAAGGACAAACAGTAACAAAATCTTCAGGAAATACTGCTACTCAATCAACTAGTGGTGCAGTAGCTAACTCGTCAGACGCGGCCACAGTAGCGGCTCTTTGTCAAGTTATTTCAGACGTGGTTGAATTTGGAACAACCTCTCTTCCTGGAACTCAAACTTACCCAGATATAGCATGGGGTCTTGCTGACGAGGGTGCGGCAATCTTAGCTGCCAGCACAGATATTATCGACACTGTGGTAGCAGTTGACACATATATTGCTACTAAGTGTAAGAGAGACGTTGGTTATATTATTGATGCTTACTTAACCGATTTGAGTTATGGCGGAAATACTGAAACTGCAAGAATACTACATTACTACTGGTTAGGTGGTCAGCCACAAGTAGACGGAACAAGATTACCAGAAGCTGCCGCTCACGCACAGCTACGAGATATGATCACTGATTATATCTTTACAAATACTGCTTATCCTTCACTACAATCAGCACAATCTCAAAACACAGGGCTCGCTGCCGCTGAATCGGGTGCAGGAGCAAGAATTGATACTCTTTCACAGACTGTTATCGATGTTATCGTAGACGGACTTGATGAGCTACCAACACCGCAATATGGTGCTGTGTTCAGAGACTACACATATGATACTTCAAAGTGTTCGAGAGATATCGGATATGTACTGTCTGCTTACTTGAATGATCTACGATATGGTGGCAATGTTAAGACTAGATACATTTCTAGTTTCTACTGGATCGGACAGACTCCTCAGGTAGACGGAGATAGAACACCCGAAGCTGTCGTACATGAATGGATTAGAGATCTCTTAAAGAATTATATTTGGAACAACACACTTTATCCGTCGGAGCAAACATCAGTTGATCAAGTTATTGACCTTACTGTTACCGCTGAAAGTGGTGCGGACACAAGAATTGATACACTAACTGAACAGTTAACCGCAGTTATCGTTAACGGCCCAGATTACCTTCCAGTACTTGAAAATGGATGCAGTCAGGTTAAGGTTCAAGGATATTGGGCACCGAGCGATCTATTGCTAGTAACCAACAGTCAAACTAACGAAATCATTTACAACTTTAGCGATGCTTCATTGCGAGGCAGCTTTACTTACTACAGAAGAGAAGATCATATCATGGATCACAGAGATCCGGATTTCCCTTCTTATCTAGCAACTGCTGATGCTATTACTACAATACAATTATTCGCTGACACTACTAATATGTCAGCGTCTGATAGCCTACAGATATTTGTAGAAGTTCCAGAATTAGCAGTAAGGCCTTACGACTTTGGTACAGATGCCATTGAACGTATGCGTGTAGCATACCCTCAGAGTATGCTTGACGCTGACTTTGAGTACGGCCTGCAACCAACTAAGTGGGCCGCTATTGGTCTTCAGAGAGGTTATCCAGGTGTATATGAAATTCCTGGAACTGATCTTCAAGTGTTTAGCGTTTCTACTGATGCTAGTACCGGAACTGCTGGTATTGGTGCTTCTTTAATTACAGTAACCACTGTCGGATCACATGGACTCGAAGCTGGCGATCCAATAACTGTTAAAGCACTAGGTAATTCTGTAAGCGGTTTTGCTCGTGCTGAAGGTTCATTTATTGTTAATACTGTAGTATCAAGTAACCAGTTCACTTACTATGCTCAGAGTAAAGTTGGTAGAAACAGCGGTGACACTCTTGCAACAACCTATACACAGATTCGATATGGTGGATTTTATACTGGTGCGGCAATTGGACGTCCAGTATTTTCAGTCTATTCAGAAGGTAACGGCGGAACTATTACATCAAAATGGATTACTCCTGAAGGTAGCGATCTAATCGCATTTACAGGAACAGCACCAGAATTAGGCTCTCCTATTGTGAGTTCGGGAGTAGTTAGTGGTACACAGGTAGCAGCCGTATATGGTACTGGTGGTTCTGTAACTACAAAACAGGTAACACAGAATTCGTTAACCGGCGAAACTACCTTAACTTTAGAAAACGTATCTGGTGTTGAAGAAGGTATGGCTGTCGAAGACGGCGCCGGAACAGCTCTGTTCATTACAAATATTGTTGGAACTACACTGAGCTTATCTGGTTCACTATCCGAAGATATTTTAGGTGACGTCAATACCTTTACCAACGTTGCTGGTTCTAATGATGTGTCCGACGGCGCTGGTGCTACATTCGATGTAGTATTGGCTTCTGGTTCTTATTCATCTGTTACATTAAATCTAGCAGGCGATGGATATAATGTTGGAGACTATGTTAAAATTCCAGGTGACAATCTAGGAGGCGCTAGCCCAGATAACGATATTATTGTTAGACCAACAGAAGTTGACACCAGCGGATCTATTTTAGATTTTACATATTCAGGCAGCGGAGCTACTGGAAACGCAGAATATACAGGATTATCTCCCGACGCTACTGGTGGCTCATCCGGCGGAACGTTTAACAATCTAAGCCCGGATTCAAGCTCCGGTACAGGTCTCGGTGCGATATTTGACATAACAAGAGTAGCTGGATCTTACTCTGCTACTGCGGACACCGGAGGCGGTGATTATGCAGTTAATGAACAATTAACATTCTTAGGAACCAACCTAGGGGGAACAACACCAGCTAATGATTGTACAATCACTGTTAATTCTGTACAACAAAGTTATACTAATTTAAGCCAAGGCAGCACCACAGGCAGTGGTACAGGCGGAACATTTAATGTTACAAGAGTTGGTACTTCTTACACTGCGGCTACTGTTAATAGTCCAGGATCTAATTATTCGGCGGGTGACGATGTTGTGATTCCGGGAACGTTACTAGGCGGTGCTACCACAGCCAACGATCTTACTCTAAATGTAGAAGCAGTATCGCAAAGCTATCCGACTGTAATACCAGATTCTACTTCGGGTGTCGGCACCGGCGCAACATTTACAATTTCTAGATCCGGAACTAGTTATTTTTCTCTAATAGTATCTGCAGGTACTGGTTATACACCAGGAGATACAATTACAATCTTAGGAACACAGCTCGGCGGCGCTGCCCCAGCTAATAACTGTACTCTAACAGTTGGTACTGTCGGCGGAACAGGCAACATTCTTACATTATCAAACACCTCGGGAACTGCTACTGGTACTGGTTCAATTGACTCTGTATCGATTGTGTCAGGAACTGCTACTGGTACTGGTGAGATAGTTACATTTACAGTGAGCGGCACATCATCAGATCAAAGTTTAGGAACTGGTGCAGTGTTTACCGTAGAAAAGAATCTAGGAGTGTATTCTGCTACTGCAACTACCGCAGGTTCTGGATATAGCGTAAACGATACTATTAGAATTTACGGTAATAGACTAGGCGGATTAATCACTGTTAACGACTGCGTACTAACAGTATCTACTATTGACGGCTCTGGAGGTATCTTAACAGTATCGGCAGCAGGAACTGGAACAACACCAGATGCTACATTTACTAATATTATTTCGTTCTATCAGCAACCAGTAGGAACAGGAGCAAGATTCTCTATTACTAGATCAGGAGGATCGTATAGTGTAACAACTACTACCGCAGGATCTGGATATAGAATCGGTGAGAGGATCAACGTTGATGGTTCTGATCTCGACGGTGAGGACATTACTAACGACGCAGTTATAACAATTTCAACTGTTGATGGCAGCGGAGGAGTGACTGATGCTAGCATCTCTGGCGCGGCAGTAGAAGGAACTGATGTACAAATTTGGTCTTCAATTGGTTTATCAGAAACCACTACAGACGACATACCAGATGCGCAAAATATTGTAGTAGGTACAATTTCTACTATGGAAGTTGAATTCACTACTCCACACGGTCTAGTTCCTGGAGCAAACATTCTAGTTGATATTTCATCTTCTGGAACTAACCATGTGTTAGCTGAAGGACCGTTCATCGTCGACCAAGTTCCAACGATAAACAAAATTAGATATACTGCTAGAACATCCGGAACTATCGATGACAGCGTTGAAATCTCAGGAGCAATCTATCCAAGACCGGATACATATTTTATCCATAGACCGTATGACGGTGGAGTACAGTTAGGTACCGGTGGTCCGCAACACGGCGCACAGGCAGTTCGTCAGAGTAAAAAATACATTCGTTATCAATCTGGTAAGGGCATTATGTATACCACTGGTGCTCTATTTGCACCAAGCTACGACTTACAAAGTTTAGAAGCAGACGGAGTTGAACCCGGTTCATTCATAACAGTGACCACAGACGATGTGGATCATGGTCTGCAAGTCGGCGGTGTAGTAAGGATCATTGGTGTAGTAACATCCGGTTACAATGGTGATTATACAGTAGCAGACATAGTTAACGAACGTGTGTTTAGGATACAGGCTAATACCGCTCTATCAAACACCACAGCCGTACTAGGATCGCAGAGTCAGGTTTCTATTCTAAATTGGCACGGTGCTACTGTTAGAGCAGGAGCGTTCGACGATCAAAACGGATTGTACTGGCAATACGACGGTCATTATGTAGCTGTTGGTCGTAGAAGTGCAACTTTCCAACTAGCTGGTGTTGTTAGCGTTAACGCTGATTCCAATACAGTCACTGGAACTAATACACGATTCCGTGATCAAGTACAAGCAGGTGATCGTATTGTTATTCGTGGCATGACCCACGTTGTACAAAACGTTATCAGCGATACATTAATGTATATCAATCCAGACTATCGCGGAGTTAGAAATGCGGTACAGGCTAAACTATGTAAGATACAAGATCAATTGTTTAGACAAGATGAATGGAACAGAGACAGACTAGACGGAACTGGTCCAAGCGGATACAATATTGACATTACTAAGATGCAGATGATCGGTATTCAGTATTCATGGTACGGTGCTGGATTTATTGATTTTATGTTACGTGGTGCTGACGGTAACTTTGTATTTGCACATAGAATTCGTAACTCAAACGTTAATACAGAAGCGTTCATGCGTACTGGTAACATGCCTGTTCGATATGAAGTTATCAACGAATCTGCTAGAAGCTACCTATCACGCGGTATTGACTCACAGCAATTGATTCTTCCTCTAGCAGACACAACATTTTTCCCAGAGGATGGCGGCATCGTCTATGTCGACAACGAATTAATTTCGTTTACTGGAAAGACTAGAGAGTATCTCACAGGCTGTAACCGAGCAGTTCCGATGAGTGCCTTCCAATCTGGAGCTCAAAGAACGTTTACCGCAGGTGAAGCCGCAACACACGACGAAGGTACGGGAGTTATTCTAGTAAGTAACACTATCAGTCCGATTATTAGTCACTGGGGTAGTGCGTTCTTAACAGACGGCGGATTTGATTCAGATCGCGGATACATCTTTAACTATGCATCAACTGGAATCTCAGTAACAACTACTAAGAAAACAGCTTTCCTAATTCGTCTAGCACCTAGCGTATCTAATGCCATTGTTGGTGACTTAGGCGATAGAGAGTTGTTGAATCGTGCGCAGTTATTATTGAATGGTATTGAAATTACTTCAGATACGGGCACAGGTGGTATGGTTGTTGAAGGAGTATTGAATCCTCAAAACTATCCAACAAACCCAAGTGATATTGCCTGGGGAGGCCTAAGCGGTCTAGGACAAGGTGGCCAACCTAGTTTTGCACAGATCGCCCCGGGTGGATCTGTAAGCTGGTCTAGCGGTACAACACAGACTACAGCTTCAGCGCAGACACAAGGTGCAATGGCTTCAACTATTACAACTCAATACTCGAGCGGTAATAGAACAAACTATGCTTATATTACTACAACATCGTGGACTAACAGCAGTGCGTTTGTTGGTGTTACTGTTAATGATTCTAAATATCCAGCAGGTACTACAATCACTCAAGCTATCAACTACGGTAGTTATTATCTAATATACTTTAGCCAACCTTCAAACACAAACGTCAACGCCGGTGTCAACATCGTTCTAAGTCTGGGCGGTACACTAGTTAATACTAACTATTTGTACTTCCAAAAAACAAGTTTTGAAAGCATTTCTGTAGCACTAGGTACTGAAGTTAGCGATCCAACTAAGTTCCCGGCAGGTACTAAGGTAACCAGCATCAGCGGGCCAGACACATTTGGTGCAACGCAGTATTATCGTGTTAACTTTAACCAAAACTCGATCGCATCAATTGCAGGCAACACAAATATTACATTCTTGTTTGGTCAACCGCCATACGCACTACCGGGCGAAACAGTATTCTCGTTTATTGCAAACCCAGGCGAACGTGCTGAATTAACGCTAGAAGCATTAAAAGAGTTAACCAACACCCCGCTAGGCGGACGCGGTACGTATCCAAACGGTCCAGACGTCTTAGCTATCAACGTGTATAAGGTAACCGGAAGTGCGATTAACGCGAATATTATTCTGCGTTGGGGTGAAGCGCAGGCTTAAAGACTATCGATAATATCGATAATAGTTTGGATCTTAGTTTGTATAATTCGATTACGCAGGCTAAGATCCAATCCCTTATGTACGGGTTTAGGAAGATTGTTAAGATCAAACCATCCCCAGGCGATGTGCTCATCGCTGAGTGTAGGAACAAATTCTGATTCAACTATACAAAAGTATGTGTGAAAATTAAAGAGACTGTCGTTAGATACAAATTTTTCTAACGGAATCGTTTTTTTGATATTAGGAACAAGGCCAAGTTCTTCTTGTATTTCTCTTTGAAGCCCTTGCCATGCAGATTCCCCAATATTATTAGTACCACCAACTAAGCCCCAGCGTGTTGCATGTCGACCGTCTTTTTTCTGTAGAAGTAAAAATCGTTTGGTATTTTTAGCACAGATTAATGCGCCACTACAGTCAATTAAAGTTCCAATCTCCATTCGCCTCGCCTATAATCTCCGTCAAAGGACTTAACCCAACTCACTCCATTCCACTTATATTGAACTAGAGTATAGATGTTTGTCTGATAAACAATAACATCGTCATGTTCTTGCGCCGAAAATACTACATGCCAAGTATCGCCATCCCACTCGATGATATCGTTAGCTTCTGCTATAAAGTCACTACCGTTGCTATTTTTCCAAGCATCTGGGCCGTCTTCGTTAAAGTTAAGTATATATGTTACAACACTGCCAGCAGAAATAATTTCGTCAGCTACGATATAAAAATTTCCGTTCCTGTTGGCTGAATTTGCACTAACCTCTGCATCGTCAACGAGTAATTTGAATTCATTAACTTTATCAAATGCTACACCTGTGTTGATAGTTTGAATCCTGCTAGTAGTAGTAAACGTATCTCTTACGCCGCCGCCAATGCCTTCAATGATAAGATATCTAGTACCTATTTCTAAATTGCTGGGACCGGTTGTAGTTGGATCAATGATTGCGTCAAAGGATCCCCACGAGTTTGAATCTCTAGCTGGACCTTCGATTGATGTATTTGATGGATATGTGTCTTCATCCCAATTAACAGACAAGAATGTGCCATCTAATGGATTTAAACTGATGTATCCAACGATCTCTGATCCGTCACTTTGTAGTAGATAAATTTTGCTGAGCCCTGCTTGGTAGGTTCCGGGGCTTTGATCAAGGATCATAGTCCAAGCTAGATAACTTCCTGGATCTGTATTGCTTACTAGTCTAATACTACCTTCAGTAACAACAATGTCAAAATTACCAATGGTAGTTTTTTGATTAAGGATAGGATTGCTAGGATATGCTTGACCGCCCATAATGTCGGTGCCTAGCCCGTCAATGTAACCGGTTTCTGGAGATCCAACTGTGCTAAAGACCCCAGCAATGATGTTAGTAACAACACCGAGTTTCTTAACCTTAGCTGGAGGTGTGATCCATATAGGTGTTTCTAAACTTAAACTAGCAACGTCAATGCTGATGTTAGTACCTACTGGGATCGATCTTGAACTAAATGTTACATCACCTAGTTCAACAACACTTAAACTGGTCCAGTCAACAAAATTGTCTGTAGTCTGTATTTCTAAACTTGGATTAAACAATACTAAAATTTGTTCTAATATCTGTAATTTTTGTTCTGTGCTAGTACTCCATATATCAACCTTAAGAGTTAATTTGTAGGGAGTAGGCATCAACCGTTCAACAGTATAGTTTTGTCCTTGTTGACTAGTATATGAACCGTCTTCGATAGATCTTTCTCTAATATGTACTTTTCCTACGTGAGTAGCATCACCTAGTCTAGTTCTATCAAGATCTAAATCAGTAACATAAACTGCGATCCTTGGAGCAGAGTTTAGATTGTTTTCAGAACCTTGATTGATTAAATGTGCAGCCTGGCGATCAATGTCGCCGTACATTACTGGAACTCGTTGGAGAGTGCCGTCGCCGTGTTTGACTACAAAGTTAGACATTAAACGAATAACTTGTATAATATATCTTCTTATTTGACCGTCGTAGAAAAACTGCATTATAGATCCGCCTTAGGTTTAAGTGCCTTAGAAAGTGCTTGTCTTTCAGCTACTTCTTCTCCAGCAATAGTATCAGTATTTGTATTATTAATGAAACCGGTTTTAAGAGTGCTACGAGAATCGGTATTTGTTAGTGTATGTCGTACAGCATCCTCTCTCTTGATCCAGCGTATACCGTCAAATCTAAACAGACGATTTGGAAAGAAGTCTGTTCTTAAGAAATAGTCACCGTCAACGGCACTGGCTGGGAAAGCAGTACCATGACCAAAATCTACACCATTGTCTGGTATACCGTCTCCTAATAAGTAACCGGTATATCCACTCCTCTTTGGTCTCTCAGCCATGCGACTAGCATCTAATGTTGTAGAAGAAGTATCTATATCTGTTTCATCTGCTGTCTTTAACAACGGTTTACCTTGGTCGTCAACTGCTAGTGTATAGAATTGTTCAGTTTGGTATCCGCTCAGTGGCGAATCAGATTCTGCTTGAGCTAGTACAGCATCATTGATTTCTAACTCTTTAGATTTAGTACTGAGAACTTCTTGTAGGCTAGGTCCGGTATAGGTGCTGAAATAATCTGTATCTGTTGGTAAGTTACCTGTAGTTTCTGCGGTTACTTGATATAAACTGCCTTCATATCTAACAACATCTCCTACTTTATATGTTGTTGTAGAACTAAATTCACCTTTGAAGTTAACATCCGAATCAGCAGGCTTAACGAGGATATCTGAAAACTGTTGCTGGTCATTAAACTTACTTAATTTTAATCTATATAAATGTGGATACCATGTCTTGCTAAATCCTTCTGCGGCTCTAGCAACATCACTGATAACAAAAAATCTTGGTAGGGCTATGTCGTGATCGTTGAGGGCGTGTTCATCTCTCAAATGCGGTAACTCAACAACATCGCCGGCTACGGGTTTACGACCTATGTTTTTAACAAAGTCGTTGATGTGTACAGTCATGAAAATCGTATCGTTTTCAATAAACAAAGCAAATTGACTTAGATTAAAATCAATATCTTGTACATTGTATACACCACGTATTCTATAGATATCAGAACTGTACTTCCTATCACGATTTTCTAAAAATAATAGGTCTTGTATGTTAGTTTCTTTAACAACGTCATACTGCGGTTGATCAGCAGTAGCGTCTGCATCGTCTGGATTTCTAGGTCCTAGATATTTGTGCAGATAAACGTCTGTACCACCAATCTGAAACATTTCAGAAATTTGGCGATCTATAAACTTATAGTCTGCACCTTTTTCGGGTTTGTAAAGTGATAATCGTGGCATAGTACAATATTTAGCGATAAATAATGGGGGAGAACGAAATGTCAGACAATCCAACAGAAGTTAAACAACGAGTATACGATTATTGCCGCACTATGCTAGGTGACGGTATGATTGATGTAGAATTAGATCCAGTGCATTATGAAACTGCACTAGATCGCGCTCTAACTAGATTTAGACAGCGTAGTTCAAATTCTGTAGAAGAAAGCTATGTGTTTCTAACCTTAGAAAAAGACAAAAACGACTACACACTCCCTCAAGAAATCATCAACGTTCAAAGTGTTTTCCGTAGAACTCTAGGATCTAGAACTGGTGGCGGAACTGGCACTAATTTTGAGCCATTTAATCTAGCCTATACAAACACCTACTTGTTGAACAGTACAATGCTAGGAGGCATTAGCACCTATTATATGTTCGCTGGTTATCAAGAAATGGTGGGTAAAATGTTTGGTAGCTACATTGAATTCCAATGGATTCCTACTAGCCGTACATTAAGGATCCTACAGCGTCCGTTTACCGAAGGCGAAGTTTTAATGCTACGTTGCCAAAATTACAGACCAGACTATACTATAATTGAAGACATTTATGCCAAGCAATGGATCAGAGATTATGCTCTAGCCAACTGTAAAATCATGTTAGGTGAAGCTCGCAGTAAGTTTGCCAGCATCGCCGGTCCGCAAGGCGGCGGAGCCCTCAACGGCTCTGATTTAAAATCCTCGGGTAAAGAAGACCTAGAAAAGCTAGACAAAGAATTAGAAACACTAGTTTCTGGTGGAACTGGCTACAGTTTCATAATTGGCTAAGAAAAATTTGACCTTGTAACAAATCTGTATAAAATATAGTATCGCTTAGGAGATACTATGATTATTGGATTCGTTGGGTTTATTGGTTCCGGCAAAGATACTGCCGCAGATTATTTGGTTAACTTTCACGGATTCCGACGAGACTCCTTTGCAAACACTCTCAAAGATGCGGTAAGCGCAGTATTTGGTTGGGATCGTACTTTACTAGAAGGGCGTACTAAAGAAGCTCGCGAATGGCGAGAGCAGGTAGATCCGTGGTGGGCTGAAAGACTAGGCATGCCCACATTAACTCCTAGATGGGTACTACAGTATTGGGGTACCGAAGTATGCCGAAATGGATTCCAT